TCCTTGTCTCGCCAAACCTTCCCTATACCGGCGATAGGGCCCTCACATAAGCCAATAGCACATGCAACAGTATAGGTGTAGGTTATTTCAGTATGCTTTGAACCGCCACCCTTACCAGTTCTTGTCGTACTGCGATGTTCATGAGGTGTGAAATCGTCGTAGTAAATAATATTGCCACTCAATCGTGTAGTGCCTAACACTTCAGGCACTACCTCACCATACGAAGCACTATTGATTTGAAAATCAGCAATCATATCGGCTCGATTAGTGGTATTTTTACCGCGATTAAATAAAAAGCCCATTATTTGCCACCTTTCCTGAAACGATACACAGCACGTAAGCGACTTTTCCCTTTTGCGTCATAAAATAATACATCGTCAATCGATGATAGAATAACGCCCAAATCAACGAACGCATGAATTACTAAATTGTTACCAATATAAATGGCACCATGAGAAATGCACCGGCCATATTGGTATAGTAAGAAATCACCGATACGAAGATCATCAAAAGGCACCTCGACTGCTACTTGCTTGACATACTTTAGGTACTTTTCTTCTGAACGATGTAAATGCCATTCATTGGAATAGTTTTCGATATTGAAATCTTCAATATTCATTAGGCCACTATCAACCACTGCAGCCACTAATAAATATGAGCAGTCTACCCCTTTGCCTTTCACCATAGCGTTATTTTGATACGGAGTACCTAGCCATTCACATGCAGCATTTGCTATACGTTCACCTGTTGTTAATTTCATCGTATCGTCTCCTTTAAAGGAACATAAGGTGTTGCCCTATTCCGACTAAAATTATTGAATTTATTCTTACAAGTAGTCGGTGTTTTATCGCACCCTGGATAGATATAGGCTACATCACCAATACGAGGTGATGTGTTTGTAGCACTCATATAAATAATGGTGCTATTTTTACTATCCATAATTTGCGTTGCTTGCCCTGCTAATGGTCCGCTTATCCATTCCATTCCACCTGCTGTATAATAGCCGTCCTCAAATGGTATATCGATTTGCACGGTATTGGTACCAGTAACAGCCGTTACTTTTGCTTTCTTGCGATAAGCCTTAATATCGACACCGCACTCTTTCGAGTAAATACTATAAGGGCATTGAGGGTAATATCTTCGGTTTGGATATTCGATATTGAGCTTTTGTACAACTGACTTTGCACTAATCTTCAATATAAAGCCACCGCCCTGTGTTACTTCGCAAATTCCATGGAATAGGTCTATGCACTCAATCACCTTGCCAGCATCGTCAAAAAACGCACGGCGTAGATCAAGCGTTGCACCGTCTAAACCACCATTATGAGCGACTTCCAATACAGGCACACCACCAATTTGGTCGTTTTGACTAGCAGTAATGGTTACGCTTAATTTATCAACGCTAACAGTACTGTTCGTAGCTATTTTTTCACGCGTAATAATAGGGCCATCACCTTTATAAGTGTGGCCCCCGTAATTTACATCAGCATCGGTATCGGCCCAGTAATAGCTGATACCGCTTTTTAGTTTTAACTCGTACAAATCACATGACAAGAATGACTGAGATGTGCTTAAATGATTGCTTAAAATCTGTCCGACTTCCTTCATTTACTCACCTCACTGTTACCAATTTAAAAGATTTAGACTTGAATATGTCTTTATAAATGATTTCGTCCGTATAATCACCGCTGAACATGACCTTCCAATAATATGTATAGTCAGCAGTAATAATCGCAGTCGGTGCTACTGTTACCCCTTGTGCTAATCTGATTACGCCCTTATCAGATACAGCATTTATCGGTGTCCCATTAGCATATAATTTTAGGTTTTCGATATGTGCTACCGGTTCCCTAAAATCACCATACAAACGAACTGCTTGCCATTCAGATTGAGCCCCAGTACCTAAACGAATACCCTTTTCCTCAAAATCTTCTGGATCCAACCAAAGAAAAGGAACTGTACCACCTTTTACTTTTGCATAGAACCCCATCATTTGCTTATGCTCCTCTGGAGTTAATATTGCAAATTCAGTAGTGATTGTATATTGCGGATACTGCCACGTTGTCATGGTACGCACTCGACCGCTTCCAGTACGCTTTATCTTAGTGTCCCATTTTTGAGCCTTCGTAGACTTCCACGCAAGGGATTTGATATCCGGAAATTTAATTAAATCTGCCATGCTACCACGTCCCCTCCGTCGCTATAAATTCCCTATCTTGGTTAACTAAAAACTGTCTTAGCGAACGTCCTGCGGAGTTTTCGAGCCATGTTCCAAATGATTGAGCGTCCATAGCAGATACGTTAAACGTAATGCTACCAGCACTGCCACCATTGGCACGAGCTATACCGCCACCAATTTCATCGTATGTACTTTCGCTCAAAGGCAATACAGCTTCTTTGTACTTACCTTCGCCAATTTCAGCATAAGTTGAGCCATAAGCCACACCACCGCTTGCCAGTTTAGGTAATGATAGATTGCTACTAAATCCGCTTGAACCGGAATTAAACATACCGGAGAACGCACTTTGTGTAGCTGTTTGAGCTGCACCAGCTGCCGTGTTAGCACTCCATGCAGCCATACCAGCGATAGCACTTGCACCAAACGTTGCCATACTAACTTGTTGTGCCAATGCACTCCAAGCCGGTAATTGAGCATTAGCTGCAGCAATGCCAGTTGCAGATTGTTGAGCCGCTAGCATTTTACCAAAGACTGCCTGTTTGATTTGACCTGCTATCCATTGTGCTACGCTATCCGCAATAGTTTTGAGTATCGCTTTGCCTAGATTTTGGAATGTTTGCATAAGCGTTGTTGTACCTTGAATAAGCCCTGAAATAGAATTTTGAAAACTATCCAAGCCGGCTTGTGCAGCGTCAAACATAACTTGTTGTCCATTCCAATGAGCATCGAATACTGCTTCTTTCCACTCCTCAAGAAGCTGTTTTTTTAAGTCGTAGTGCTGTTGTTCTGCAATGTACTCATCTGTCAATGCAGCTTGAAGTGCCTCAAAGTTTTGAGTACGCATAGCCTCATCAATAGCATACTTTTCATTAACTAGATTAGTATGTTGTTGCAAAGCCTTTTTTGCATACTCGTCTTGTGCCGCTAACAACTCCTCGTTTTTCATTTTCTCGTAGGAGATTTGTCCGTCAGCACTCATTTCGAATTCAACACCTCGTTGTTTTAACAGATCAATATGATGTTGTTGCTCCATTTTGTCCATTTTCATGAACTTATCGACCATTTCTGCATAACGGTCCTCGATTTCGTCAATGGCGTTGGCATAATCTGTTGCCAACTGCACGGCAGGAGATACACTGCCTGTACTATCTTTACTTGAAGTTTTAAACGCAAAATCTTGTTGCATATCACGAATACCAGTTTCAATAGCTCGGAGTTTCGTAAATTCCTCTTGCTTAGCCTTGATACGTTTATCCGCATAAACATCGTTAAGGTTCTTTAAATCTTCTTGATAATTAACGTTAGCACTCTTTGATTTATTGAGCTCATCGAGTTCCTTTTTGTATTGCAATTCGATTAGTTCGACTTGATTGCCTTGCATTTCCAAGAACGATTGCAAGATTTTTTCGTGGACCTCTTTGGCCTCTTTTGCAAGATCCTTTCCGGAGTGGCCTTTACCACCTCCGCCACCTTTTCCACCTTTGCCGGTACCAGCAGAACCGCCATCTTCTCCGCCACCACCGCCAACGTCTAGGCCTGTATCACCGCCACCGGATAACCCTTGTGTTATTTGTGAAGCCATATTAACGCCAGTATTTACAATATCTTGTGCAGTTTCCGCACTGATTGTATCAACTTGTTGAATAGCAGTAAAAGATGTACCAAAGAATTTTGCTACTTTATCACCAACGCTATTAAGTTTTGCAATTAACCAGTTAAGCCCTTCGATAATTTTATTCACACCCCAAACTGCAGTATGAACAATAGTTGAAAAGACCGAACTTAACGTATTACCGAAACCATTAGACGCAGCAGATGCAGTCGCAAACACACCGACTAAAGTCATTATGACGGATATTAATATTCCGACTGGGTTTGCCTTCATTACAACATTTAATACACGCTGAGCAGTAGCTGCAGCTAATGTACTACTTCTTAATGCTAGAAATAGAGATTTAAGGACAGTTGTCCCCAAAGTCAATGCGCCTATCGATAAGATAGTACCTTGAATGGCTACTTTAACAACAGTCATTGCTAACGCATATGCCCTTGTTGCAATCGCAGAGGCCACTTGTGCTGTTTTCAACGCCACGGTTTTTACAGTTAATGCAGCAGTTTGAGTGCTACATAATGCGACAGTCGCTTTATAAGTAATAAATGCCGTTGTAACACCTACAATGGCAGTGGCAACCCCTGGCATGGCAGTTCGAAATAGGTTAGCAAAGCTCGTAACAATATTCTTAGCTGTACCAATTACAACTGATAACGCACTAAATGCACCCCTTACAGTAATAATAGCTGCTTGTGCAGCAGTACCAACTAAACGAAAGGCAATAGACAACCCAGCAAGTGCATCGTTCAATACACCTGAACTTGTCATGTTACTTATTTCTTCCATAGCCGGTTGAAATGCAGCTATTAATTCATTCTGAACTTGCGTTCCTATATCTTGGAACGTCATAGGAATTTCTGCAAACTTAGCATTTGTTTCTTCTGCACTATTGAATAAGGCTTCCTTGATAATGTCTGCAGTTATAAGCCCTTGCGAGCTCATTTCCTTCAATTGACCGACAGTAAGGCCCATTTCACTGGCAATAGATTGTGCCAACATCGGAGCATTTTCCATGATTGAGTGGAATTCGTCCCCTTGTAGCTTACCAGCTGCCATTGCTTGCGTTAACTGGTACATAGCTGATGTAGTTTCTTCTACGCTAGCACCGGAGATTTTGAACTGCTTATTCAACTGTTCAACAAAATAGATTGCTTCGTCATTTGAACTGAAAGCGTCTTTTGCAAGCATATTCAACTTAGCCACACTATCGGCCATATCTAAATAGCTACCACGAGAACGATTGGCTGCACTATAAATCTTGTCCATAATTTCAGCAGTAGATTGACTGCCGTCATTAATTAGATTGATACGTGCCCTAATCTGTGTAAGTTGGTCGGTGGTTTGAACAGCACTAACTGCCATATCTTTCATGGCTCGCCCTGCAGCTTCAATACCTATTGCCGCAGCACCAAATGCAGCCCCACTTTTTGCAGCGTTCATGATACTAGGAATTTCTATACCGAAGATCTTCTGCGCTTTGCTTTTAACAGCCTCCATCGAAGCAGTAACGTCTTTTCCTAGTGCATTTTCCGCTTTCTTAGCCACCCTATCAAGTGCTTGCTCGGCACCACTA